GCAAGCCAAGTGCCATCGATCCAAAGAACTTGAATGTAAATCAATGGTGCCACCGAGTCGGTGCCGAGGTTGCGAACCCATTCACTTCCTCCAGTCGAATCAATTATCGTCGTTCCGTCGAACCCAACTCTTAGGCACTCTGATTCTCCGAGCGTTGTTCCAGACCTCCCGGGAATGCCTCCGCTTGGCGTCTTAAAGACGGCGCAGATTTGGCTTCTCTTGTTTCCGTTTCCGCTTTCGATGCCGGGAATTAAGTCGATAATGCGATTGATCGCATTGGCGGTAATTGCTTCGCCTTTTTTTACTTTTATGTTACTCATGTCGGAGCGAGTCCAATGGACAGAAGGCCGTGGTTAGCCGATCCGTAAACCTGATCGACATAAACGGCACGCGGTTGGCGTACTAGCAATCCAGTAGTCGCATCCTTGGCAGTGTCGAATAAACACCAAAGGTACTCGTGTCCTTTCTTGGCGATTCCGGTAACGCCTCCAACCGCCAATCCGGTTACGTTTTTTGATGCCAAGAACGTAAAAGACATGGTCGGTTCTTCTGAAACGATGTCACCTGAAGCCCCGGCAAACAATAACTCGCCCGCGGCAAACTCGTCAAACATGGTGCCGCTGTTCGTGGTGCCGGTAAGCTCCGAAAGTACCCTGGCATACTTTACTGGGCTGATAATGTACTCGGTTGCGATTTTAGCTCGAACGGTAATCTTCAGTGCTGGAATAATCCGTTCAATACCTTGGGCGATTCCGTCCTGAACGTCGATGGCTTGCTTGTAGTCGGGAGCAACCTTACCTGAGATTGCGTATCTAGTTTGAGCGTAGGAAACAGTTTGTAAAATCGACGCGCCAGATGTGTCGATTGAAATCGTATACCCCGGCGATCCGCCAGCGACAGATACCGACGGAGCCGTTCGCGAATAATTTGCGGTGAAAGTCCAGTCGGTCGGCCCAAAGTTCTCTCGCTCTACGCTTACGATGTTTTGCCCATCGTAAATTCGGATTCCTGGATAAAGCAGAAACGCCGTCCTGCAAACAAGCGGGTCGCTTGAACCACTGACGAGAAATGTTCGGCTTGCGTCCCCACCTTCGAGCGTATCAGTCCCGTCGCGTCCTCGCAGTTCGCGAATGGCGATTCCTCCGTCGACGTGCAGCGTGCCTACGGTAAGGTCGGCGAGGTCTTCTGGCCTAAGTAAATCGGTTGGCATTATTCAAACTTTGCCTTTCGTTCTTTTCGCATTGCTTTCGCCATTTCGCGAGTGCTCTTGGCGATCTCGATTAACTCTTTTTTGTCCTTGGCTTGGCCCATTCCAATGACTCCAGCACCAAAGGCTGAGAAAGTTGCAGTGGGACCATTGGCTTTTGAATCAGAGATAGCGTTGTCAACACCTTGACCTCGTCCGTTTGTTTCAGCGAAGTCGGCTTTTACTTTCTCAGTCGCTTTCTGCAGCGTAGTATCGTCAATCGCATTAGCATTCCGAAGGGTTTTGAATCCCTTGATTTCGTCTTGCATCACTTCAAATGGCGATCGCAAGGAATTGGCAAGTTCTTTTCCCTGTTGATTGAGATCACCTATCCGCGTATCCATGTCATCGCGAGCGCGGTCCCTGGCGCCGGAAGCAGCCTCTTTGTTTAGACTTCCAGCCTTCTCGTCGGAGTTAATCTGGGCCATGACTCGCTTAAAAATGTCGGCAGGGGAAATGCCTTGCTCACCAAGCTTGTCGGCTTTGCCAAAGATGCCATCGACTCTTTTTCCTTGAGTCTTATCCTGTGCGTCTTTGAGTTCTTCGAGTGCTTTCTTTTTATCTTTCAAGACCTGAATGGATGCAATTTCAGTCTCAGTTAATCCCTCGTTTTTCAGCCTGGCGTTTTCGGCTGCGTCTTCGCCTTTTTCCAATGCTAGGATCTCCATTTCGATCGCTTTGACTTTTTCGGCGTAAGCTTCGGTTTCCCCTTGAATTGCTGCGATTTGCTTGTGTCCGTCGCCTGGAGTAATCTCGCCGGATTCTATGGCAGCGTTTACATCTTCAATGCGTTGCTTCTTGTTCGCTGCAAATTTATCCGAGTCACTTGCGCCGGCGTCGATCTTCGCTTTCGCGGCCGTCGCTTCCTCTGGAGTCAGTCCGCCAGCGGAAGCAAGATTATCAACCTTGGCTTTTTCTTCGTCTCGCTTTTGCTGGGCGCTCTTGCCTTCATCGCGAATTCGATTCGCTTCCTTGTCTGCGTCGTTTTGCTCACGAGTCGCGATCAACTGAGCACGAAGTGCCTTCAACGCAAGCGTTGCACCGTCAGCCCTCGCAGTAACGTCAAAACTCATCGCTGAGCCAGCAAGATCAGCAATCGTCTGCTTGATCGATTCTACTGCTGTGAATGGGTTTAGTATCGCACTGGCGATTCCCTTCATTGCTTTCCATGTGTATCCAATCAAATTGCCAAAGAATCTTTTTGTGATCCCCCATGCTTCGTTCCACATCCATTTGAATGTATCGATAACTGCCTGGACTCCGGTCCAAAAAGTCGCCTGAAGCCCAAGCCATAAAGCTTGTGCGGCAGTTTGGTAATCACCCGAAGACAATGCTTCTTTTATGGCTCCGAAAGTGTCTTTTACAATTCCCATCGACTTACCAAAGGTCGTGGTGACAATCTGCCAAGCTTTGCCAAAGTCAGATCCGGCAACGGCTCCCAGTGCGGCCGCACCGCCCAGCAGCCCAAGGATTCCCACAATAGCCGCTCCCGCTGCAATAAATGGCACAAGCGGCCCAGCGATGACGGCCCACGCTGACGCGACGACTCCTGCGGTTGCTGTCCATGTAGCGGACAACAAACCGGCCATCGAAGCGGAAAGCGTAGTTGGCGCAGCAAGCGCGGCGAGAGTAGCACCTACGAAACCCCAGGCTGCCACAACGGCACCGGCAACAACGGGAGAAAGTGCGTAAGCTCCATTTAGCAACAGAACAGCCGCTGTCGTTCCACTCGCTGAACCGGAAGCCGCGGTAAATACGGCGGCTGTTGCAAGCGTCACTGCATTTAGCCCTGCTAGAGTAGCGCCCAAGAAACCCCACGCGGCTATAGCGGCACCGGCAATGGCTGGTGAAAGTGCGTAAGCTCCATTTAGCAACGCAAAGCCAATTGCGGCACCACTCGCTGAACCGGAAGCCGCAGCGAGTACAGCAGCCGTTGCGAGCGTTGCCGCACCATAAGCCGCAACCATTGCTTGTCCAATTGCAAACACCGCACTAGCGGCACTCGTGATAGACAAAAGAGTGCCGATGCCAGCGGCAGCGACTTGCGACGCAACTCCAGCAGTGACCAATACCGCCCCAACTCCAACTAACGCGGCTGACGTTGCCGCCACGGCTGAAACAAGTTCTTTATTCTTTTCGATCCATGATGTGACCCCGCCAAGCGATGCCGTAAGTGAGTCTGTGACCCCTTGGAGCGATGAACCGAATGACTCGCCAATCGCGATCACCACGCCTTCAACCGCAGATGCTATTTTCCTGAACGATCCACCAAGTCCTGCATCCATTGCAATCGCAGTTTTTGCCGCCTGCCCTTCGGCACCTAGTAACGCCTCATGAAGTGCCTTTGTCTCCGTAGTGACCTTGCCAATTGCGGATGCACCGGTGATGCCAAGTAACCCGAATGCCTCGTTGAACTTCGCTGATCGTGCAGCGGTTCCTAGCCCATTGGTTGCGGTTGCGACTTCTCCTAGCGTGTCAATTAACGGCCTTGCATTGCCAGCGGAGTCGACAAACGACACACCGAAAATACCCTGCAATCGTTCGGCTTCCGCCCCGGTAATTGTGAGTAGCCTTCGAAGCGCCGTACCGGCCGATGATGCCTGGATGCCAACATTGCCAAGAGTACCAAGGATTGCAGTGGTTTCCTCGATCGACATGTTAAAGTCGGCGGCGACCGGACCTGCGTAGCTCAATGCCTCACCTAGCTGCTCAACGGTGTTGAACGATCCGTTTGCTGCGGCGGTCAGAACGTCCGCAACGCGAGCCGCATCGGATGCAGCGAGGCCAAATTGACGGATCGTTGCCGCCATGATGCCAGAAGCAAGCACGGCGTCGGTGCCGGTGGCTCTGGCAAGATCCAAAACCGCTCCAGTCATGTCCTCGATTTGTTTTGGAGCAAATCCAGCACGGCCAAGCTCTGTCATCAACATGCCAACTTCGACCGCAGTAAAACTTGTCGTTCGGCCAAGCTCTTTTGCAACATTGGTCATGGAAGAAAGTTCGGCAGCAGTTGACCTGCTCACTGCCCCGGTGGCTCGCATAGCATCGTCGAAGCTTGCCAGTTTGCTCGCAGCAAAAGCAAATGGGGCACCCATCGATAAGCCAATCGCCCCGATGACGCTACCTATCGACGTGATTTTACGGCCAAGCTTGTCTAGGTCTGCCTGAACGCCTTTTGCTCCGGCTGCGATGCGGTTGCGTATGCCGATCTCAACATAGGCTTCACCTGCCTTTACTTTTGATGATGACATACTACTTGCCGGTTATCACATTTGAGAAAGGCGAGACAATTTCACCCGATCGAATGGACGCCTTGAGTGCCACAGAAACAGACGGCCTCGCTTGAATCCTGATAGATCGTGCCTTGATGGCATTCCCGGCATTGGTGGTCATGGCTGGGTAGTTGACCGTTCCACCAGCTTCGAGAATCCCAGGGACTGCATTTTTTGATTGTTGTAGTCGTATCGGTCCCGCAACTCCTGACTTTGTGCGATGGTCATATCCGAACAGAACGTTTCGCAGGTTAGCGTATCGGTTCTTGCTATGGACGTGCGGGACATTGCCAGGGCTGCTTGGCCCCTTGCCTCGACGGTAGAGCGAGATCAACCTTCTTCGATAAAGGGCAAGCGATTTAGTCATTGCCCGGCGGGTTCCTTCGTCTACTGCATCCCTTACCGCTTGAGAGTTAAAAAAAGCTGTTTTGATGTCAAACGTTGGCTCTAGCATTTTCTTCCTTCTTAAGCCTTTCGTGCTCGGCACCAGGATCATCGACTCGATGAGTCGGTACAGTTCTTTTGCGCGTTGGATGAAAGTCTTCGCGGCTATATCTTCCCTTCGCGTGCAGGTTAGCCATCATGGAAAGCATGTCTGCCGTATGGTCCCAGTCGTAACGCTGCCTTGCCTTTGCCGCGCCGATAATCTCCCGCAAAGACAACGGCCACGGGTCGACTCCTGCAACAGACGCTAGCTCAATAACCCACTGCCAACGCGCGGAACTGACAGTTCCGCCATCTGCATTGTCGCTTGGGCAATGGCAGAATCGATCACTCCATTTTCGATCAACTCGTTCATCTTCGCTTGCCCCAGTTTCATTGTCTCCATCGAAACTTTTGCTAGGTTCGCCATTCCTGACTGGCCTAGCTTTTGGAAAAAAAGCTCGGTTTCCTCCAGAAATGCAACACTTGCTTGATCTGCAATTCCTTCGCCATAAAGACGTTCTTCAAACTCGTCGGCGTTTACACCAATGACTTTTGCTTCTGTTTCAACAAGCAAAAAACAAAAGGCCAATCGATCAGTAAGACTAGCTAGAATTTGAAAGTAGTGCTGAGGATTGAGAAGATCAAGACCGAGTGATTCTCTCATCTTGCGAACCTTGCCCAACGTCAGCGATAGGGTCCAGCTTTGGCCCTCGTTGTCTTTGAATGTCTTCACGCTTGCTCTCTTTTTTTCGTTTGCTTTTAGGTTTGCTCTCCTGGGAAAACGAACCGGCGGACGCAAAGCACCGAGAGAGCATTTCGGTATCTGCATAAACGATCTCACCGGAATCTAAGATCCCAGATCCATCGCACCAACTTTTAAGCTCGGGATCAGCAAGCTTCGAAGCCAGTTCCGCCAATTCGTGTCGACTTATGGGAGTGATCATGGAGGCGTGGTTCCGGTAAACGATGCGTAATTGACTTCATCCCCGGCAGTGGTGTAACAGTCTGCCTTGCTGAATGGAATCGTGACAACAACGCCATCATTTCCGTTTGCCGATTCGCTAAACTCACCAAGCAGGATGGGACATCGCCAACCAACCGAAGCGGTCAAAATAATCGTGCCGTTTAGGTGTGCAATGTCCAAGATCTCTCCCGAGTCGCGAGCATCTACCAGAAAGTCGTATACGGTATCAGCACCTTTGCGGCGTACGTACTCAAACGATCCGCTGAACTTCTTGTAGCCAGGAATCGCACCAGTTTCAGCGGCTCCGTGAAACTCAACGTCGCCGAGGTTTGGTCCGCGGTTCGTTTGAATGTTCCGAACTCGCTTCATCTCCACAAACGTCGGTGACGCATAAGTTGCCGAGTTGTAGTAGAAGAAAGTTTCTTTGCCGCTATAGGCTCCGCGTGCTAGGTCACTTGCCATTTTCTAGGTTCCTTATTCGCCTTCATCGAGGCAGTCTTGATACTTCAGTTGAATCCACGACAGGTACACCCCGTCGCTGAAAAGTTCGTCCATCTCGAAACCGACGATTTCCTCAATCGATACAAATCGGTGATCGGCCATTGCCCGTCTCGAAAAGATTCCATTTGGAACCCACAAAGAAATGAGGCTTTCAAACAGCGAATCGAATATGTCGTAGTTCGCCACCAATTCATGTCGATATGTCGAATAAGTTCCGCTCGTTTTTTCTGGTATCGCCGCACAAATAATCACGTCGATTTTCACCATCTGCTCGTCTGGTCCTTGTTCGGCTACAAACTCGCGTCCCGCTACCCGAATCAAAACCAATGGCTTCTCTATTAGTTCGTCTCGTTCGTAAAGCAGCAGCGAAAATGGCTCGACGTTTTGATTACCGGCCAAGTTTTCTTTGATCGCTGTAACCATCGCATCGCGGACGGAAGTAGCTCGTGACATACTAGAATCCTACTTTGATTTTCTTTGTATGAACCAGCCACTCATATCCTCCGGCGATCAGCTCTACCGCTGGCGTCTTGTCGTCCGGCGATTGAACTTCAAACGATTCTCCGGTTTCGGTTTCGTGAATAACATCAAGCCGCTTCGGCTTCGCTTCAACGCCATCGATGACGACTGATGCAACGGGCATGATGAAGTTACGCATTACCGCTTCAATTTCGATTCCATACTTGGCACCCATTGAAGTGTGAATCTTTTCGCTTCGCCTTGCTGTAATCGCAGCTGATACCGATGCACCTCGCGACAGCGTGACTTCCACGCCAAACGTTCGAGCAAGCATCGGAACCGACTGATTGTTGAATCGCCGCTCAAACATCGAAGGCATCAACCACCTCCGGGAGGAATGCACTTAGTCATCCGTAGCCCAAAGTGCGACTTTGCCGCGGCCCGCTTTCCAATCAAGTATTGATCAGCTTCGATCATGTCTTTGATTGGAAAGTTTTCCTGTTCCCGATCGCCTTCCTTGCTTTTCTTGACGCCATTGATAGCCGCCTGCTCGATAGCTTCAGCGACAGTCTCAGGCGGTACGAATTCAGGCATCGGTGATTAAGTTCCTGCTCGGTTTGGTGAGTGGATGACTCGAATAATATCCAAGTCGACAGTTGCAGCTTGACTCGGGAGCGTGTATCCAAAGTGAGTGTTGCCACTCGATGAGGCTACAAACTTGGCTGCACCGGCAGCCCAATAAACCAGGGCACCGCCTGTATCAAGAGAACCGTCGGTAACACCGCTATAGACGCCTCCGCCACAAGCAGCAGCGCCGAGCTTTCCAGCTGCGATTGCTACGTGGACCACAAACGGTATGACGCCCACAACTACCACAGCCCCGGCAGCCGCAGCCCCGGAAGGCGTGTAGTCAACCATCACGGGATCGCCGTGTACAAAATCTGCTTGGCCGATTTGTGCCATTTTTTAGTTCCTTGTTTTTCGGTGTTTGGATTCTTTAACGCTTGGAGCCTTTGCGTCTGCAATGGAAGGCTTTTCTGCGACTGCCTTAACTTCTTCCTGCACGGCTACTGCGATGCCTTGAGCGATCAACCTTTCGGCTAAATCCTTCCTAACGTCGCCAGTTTCGCCTTCCTTTAATTCGCAACCAAAACTATCGGATGGGTTGCGAAGCATTGTGATTTTCATCGTATTCTCCTGTTGGATTACGAAGCGTTGCCGTCAGCACGGACGCCGCCGCGGTACTCTTGCAGCTCGACGCCGATGTCACAGTAGCCACGCATCTGGACGCCCAGCGTGTTAAATTCGGCGTCTGCGGATTCAACGGTCGGTTCAACGCGACCATTAAGAGCGACGATTTCAATTACTGGCAAAATCGCAGGATCGGCAAGCATGTACCATGCGATTGCAGAGTTTCCTGTGTAGTTGGTGTTGCTCATGTACGGCGAACTGACTACTTCAAATCGTCCGTTAAACGGATTTGCTTCGCCAATAGCTGCACCTGCACCGCTGACAACCTTTTCCGATCTCATCAGCGTGTTTGCCGAAGTCTTGAGCGCCGTCGGAACAAGAATCATTGACGGTTGAATGCCGAGCGGATCTCCGTTTGGATCAGTCTGATTCATGAAGATCGTTTCGGTTGCACTCAGTCCACCGACTGTCATGTCGGCAACGCCAGTGTTGACGTTCCCTCGACCGGCAGTAAAGAATGCTGAATTGTCCAGGAACTTCTTCCAGAAGATACTATTCAATTTCAGCCCGCCGCCTCGACCTAGCTTGGTCGGAACGCTGGTGATTGCACCCAAGTCGTCGTTGACATAATCAGTGCGAGTGATCGCCAGCATCCGGCCATATGTGTCGGCTTTGTTGCTGTAGGTCAATTCGCTCAGCGTGCCATGCTTTAGCTCACCGTCTGGGCCAACCTTCTCGAATTCAGTATCGGCAATCAACGAGGTAGTCGTGATCGTCTTGAAGTCGCGAACGTTGCGGACGGCGGCAATTTGCATCGGCGTCATATCGACCGAGTCGAAACCAGCACGAAGGAACTTGTTCGCCACGTTTGACAAAATCGTACTAATGCTGATGGTCGAAAAACCAGATGCCTTAATCATTCCAGGTTGCGTTCCTGCGAATGCGTAACGCTGAGCCTCGACGCTCATTTGCGAACCGCCGTGAACGCGGTAGCCGTTAGCTTCGGCTGCACAAAACATCAACTGATTCAATCCGATCGAACCCTTAAAACGGTCGTGTGCGGCCTGAAGCGTTTGGTCATCGAACATCTTTTCGTGTCCGCCAAGATTTGCGGCTTGGCAAACGGCAGCCTCTAGCATTCGGTTGCTCATTCGCTCGTCACGATTACCCAGCAACATTGGGCTGTGGCCTTGTGGAGCCGTTGCTTCGAGCAATTCCAATCGGAACTTATCAAGCGGCCACTTTGCGTCAATTGCTTGCTCAGCGATGACCTTGATAGCGTCGGTGTTTCGTGGCTGGCTTTCGCACTTGTCCAATGCGTAGGCGGTGATCGCTTCGACTCGCTTGTTTTCGGCTTTGACTGCCTCGAATCCTGCCGTGATGTCAAGGACTGGCTTCTTTGCATTCTGCCCAGAGTAGTTGGCTTGTAAACCAACCAATTGATCGGCGGTGAGAGTGTCAACGTCGAAGCCCATCGCTTCGATCCAAGATTTCAGTTTCGGTTCCATTTCGTTATCCTTTTTGGATGAAGCGGCAGATGCCGCGATCGTAGCGCTAGTGTTATCGTCCGCACCGTGCGAAACGAATCCAAACCCTTTCAGAGTGCCCGTGCGTGTGATGTACGCTGGGCCTGTGATTTCCTGACCGTTGACAATTGCCGTCTTGCCCTTTGCGAGCATCTCAACCTTTGTTGGATTGACTTCAAGACTGGCTTGCCATTGGTAGCCTGCTTGTGCGGAGTTGACGACCTCATCACGAGCGGCAGTCGCTGCCGTTGCTTTGCCGTTTGCAATGAGTGATTTGCCATCGTTGACAACGTCGAAATTGCCGACTCGCTTGGACGCGTCGTGGTCAAGATTTGCCACGAGTACATTGCCAGCCTTCAGACCTGCAAGATCCACAACAACCGGATTGTCGTACCCTGCAACGGATAGCAAGCCACCTGTGTAAAACGTTGAGCTAAATGATTTCGGTCCGTCCGCTTGTGCGCCTTCTGCTGCTGCAATTGTGACCGGTGCCGACATTCCGATGATCGAATGCTTAGCCATTAGTTTCCGCTCCCTGTGGTTGCGGGATTGTTGGTTGCGTGGCTGGCTTTGCGATGCCGAGGATTTGAGCCACGTAAGGAATCACATGCTGAGGAAGGTTTTGCAACATGTTGATTTGTCGTTGTTGATCAACAGTGACCCCGTTTGATTCAGCCGTTTTTATTAGCTCATCTTCGGGGTCCATGCCTGACGCAACGAACTCCGCAGCGATAGACGAAGTGCCGTTTTTAAGCTTCTTGTCAGCGGCATCCGCTTCCGAGCCGATGTCTGCCGCCTGATGTTTTGGCCAGTCCCACAAGTGCGATTTTGCAGCGTCTCCAATGGCGTCCGGGTTGCCGCCTAGCCATCCGTAAACCATGACAGCTTGGTCAAACCAAACCGAGAACATCGGATCTAGAACGCAGTCGTCACAGTCGTCCCGGTCTACGTTCAGGTGTCCGTAGTAAGTTTGGTGATCCAACCTACCGGATGCGTAGTTGTACGAAGATGAGTCGCAAGCAGCCTTGTTGTAAGGCATACTTTTTGGCCTAGCCTGCTCGTTGATCAGCGTCTTGCTGAACTCGGCGTGCCCGGCGGTTGGCTGTTCTGCTTTCGGCTGGAATGCGTCATAGCCCGCAGGTAATGCGGTAATCATTCGCTTCTGTATATCAAGCGTTGACATCGGCACGACAGAGTCCATTTCGTCAGGCTCAAACATCGTCTTGATGAAAATGGAAAAGTCTGCAATGTTTTCCGCGGCCGCTAGCGTTGCTTCACGCCATCGGCGTGACGAGGCGCCAAGATTAAGCGTAGACGAGCACTCGGGTATTCCGCGATGCTGACCAGGGCGGCGAAGCTTAAACCAATGCGTTACATACTGTGCCGCAATCGATTCTGGCACCTGTAGGTAATTCAGCCCGGTCAAATTTGAACCCGGATGATACTTTAGGAAGTCGTAAAACTCAGGGTTGCCAAATGCGTCGAACTGAATGCCGTCAATCTTGCCAGGCTCACCATATGCAAGATAAGGCGTTTGGCATTGTTCGGTTTCGTGAAGCACCCAATCAAGCTTGACGAGGTTTTTTAACCCTCGATTGGTTCGCATGACGCCGATGCCTTCGCCGTCAACATGCTTTGCGTGGGCAATCGTCCAAAGCTTGCGGCGAAACTGGATCTCTTTACACCAGTAGTGCCAAGCAAGTTCGACGAGTCGATTGAATCCTTCCGAGCCTGTCTGCATCCGCAGCGTAGGCCCACGCCCAATCAGGTCGGTCGCATAAGTAGACGCGATGCCGTCGCTGAATCCGTTGTTGCCAACGTCGTAGCGAGACCGCTTAACAAGCGTTTGACGAACTGCAAAAGAATTGGCCGAGTCGGCGTCCAGGGCGTCAGATGGTGCCCAGTAGTTCTTGTACTCGTCGGACGATCCAGCCGCGTCGTATTTTGCCGCCAGACGATTAGGCTTTGCTTCTGCGAACGCTTGTGCGAGATCCTTACGAACCTTCGGCATTGTCCGATTGATCGGCTTGCCATATTCGTCGATGATGCAAGATTCAGAAAGTTGGATCATGCCCCAATGATAGATCACTGACCTCCTGCTTTTAATGCAAACAATGTGCAGCTTTCAATGGGTTGAAAAGAATTAACCAAGCAGCCGCAGCACTGACTCGCCGCCGCAATCCTCGGCTTCATCGGCATGAGCCGCAACGTCCCGAATGATTCTTTCGACCGTCTTCGACGCCGTCAAGACACGATGCCCGCAATGCCGACATTCTTTGTAGCGAAAACGGCTCGTCGTGCCGTTGCTCCCGCCGTAAGTTCGGAAGTCCCGACACTCACACTGCGGACATTTAATACCATCAACCGTGTTACCTACTACGGCGTCGCACGACATTTCGGCAAGCGTTTTCGGCTCTTTCATTTCTGGCCCGCCATCTGCGAAAGTGTCATTTTCTTTTTGCGTGTCGAGTCAATTTCTTTAAATCTTAGCTCAACCGATTTGGCGACCAGTGCCATTGCCGTCGCGTCCCACCAGTGATCACGACGATACCTCTGCTTACGACCCGCTGTCCCCTTCTTTCGCATATCAAGCAAGTCTTCGGCACCTTCACGAATATGCTGCGAAAGTCGCTCGTGTCCACGGTGAACCCCATCAGTTGCCGTAAACAATTGAATCCGCTCATCTGGGTTACTGCTTGCAAACAAATCCTCAACCAGCGAATGCCAATGCTCGGCGTTCCAGATTACCTCAGAGCAAGTTCGCTCTATTCCCTTACCTCGGTTGATGTGCCAGTTGTCGCCAATGATTACGTCCCGAGACTGGGCAGGGCTTTTGTAGTTTGGGGCACCTTTCGCCGGAAGGAATCGCCGCAAGCCTTTTTGGATGCAAAACAATTCGACAGGCTGGCTCGCCCACGTCTTTCTTTGTCCATCCTCCTTCCATGATCCCATCCAGCCTTTGTCGACAAGAACTAAATCGATGGCTCTGGCAGTCCCGTTGCGGTCGATACAGGGCGACTCGGCCCACAACGCAAGAAGTCCGTCAAGTCCCTCGACGATAGCTGTCTCCGCTTGCTCAACGGTCGTTTCGCTTGTCCCGTGAGAAACAACGTCGTAGTTGAACAAGCAGTGCTTCGCAGTTGGGCCTGACGCGATGGAGACAAAGTGCAGTTCAGACTTCCGAACGTCAACGCCAGTGACGATAATCTCGGCATCGTTACCCACTGAGTACCGATCGAATTCAGATTCGCAGCCGATCACGGTATGGGCAGCAATCTTGTTGACGAACTCGTCAGCCATATCGTCAGGGTCGTTTTGATATTCGCTTTTAAATGCCGATAGCGACGTGTCCGCAATCTTGTTGTAAGCCTCCTGGATTGCGGAGTGAACGACCTTCCTGCCATCGTCCGTCGCGATCTCTTTGTAATTCTCCGCAAGCATTGCGACGCCCGCATCCATTGCGGATTGATTGCCAAGATAGAACTCAACCGCCGCCATTCCGTGCCGATCACCTTTCGCTTGAGCAGACTTTCGCTTCGTGATGTAGTCGTCCCACATCGCGGCATTTGTTGGCCAGCTTTCAATCCATCCGTAACGTTCGCCTTCCCACGCCGGCCGCTTCTCCGGGTCCGTGAACTGGGCACTAACGCAGTAGGTATTTTGCAGCGTCGTTACCATGACCATTGCGATCGGCTTTTCCTGCCCTTCGAGTCCCTCAATGTCCTTTTCGATGATCTCGATTCGGTCATTGATTTGGTCGATGCTCTTTGCTGACTCTCGCGTCTCGGGATCGTCAATGATAAGGAAGTCTGGGCGGTCGTCGTCGATGTTCATTCCTCGAAACGCCGCGTCCAGTCCGGCGAAGGTCATCTTCACACCGCCAAACGGTGACCACTCTTTGCCAAGCGACTTTAGGTAATCGTTGGCGTCGCCTGGGACACGAGGCAAGCGAAGGAAGTCAGTTGCCGACCAGTTGATATGCGTTAAGTTTCCTCCGATATGCTGGCGTCCTGCGCGTTGTGGTGCCCCTTCAAGTTCACGGACCGGAGCACAAATCTCGGGGAAGTCCTGATAGAGAAGATCGTTCGTTCCCCACTCATTTCGATAGTCCTTGTAGATCCTGCCCGCTAGTTTCGTGGTCGCACAAATCGGCACGATGAATCTCACAAGCTCGCGAGCTGTGAGGTAAATGTTCATCCCTTTGATGATCGTGGATTTTCCTCGCGACCGTGGTGCTGCTATCGCCTTCTTGCCTCCGCTGATGGCTCGATCATGGATAGTGGTGATAACCCGCGAATGAACCCGACCAAACGGCTGCTTGTACTTCTTGGCGAGATACGTTTTCAGGAACCGCTCAGGATCTTGCAGGCACCGCTCCCTACGCTTTGGGTTGACGCATTGTGGGATCTCGATGCGTGCCGACTCGCTGCGTCGTTGTCGTTTTCGGGTTGCGTCAATATCGCGTTCAGTGATTGGTTGCGGTGCCGGTGCCTCCCGCATCGCCGCTATTGCCGCTGCCCGCCTCTCGGGCGACAAGCTCGATAACACTCTGGTCAATCCCAAGGTCGGCAGCGATTGCATCCAATCGATGGTTTCGCTCTGAAATAACAACATCAACCACCTTGTGTTCGTC